ATGATGATTACTCCGATTGACATGAAAAGAAACTACGCAAGGGGCTCGCTCTCTTGCGTCTACGAAAAACTCACGGACAATTTGTCCGCATCAGGCTTTCAGTTGCATGGTTGTGAAACGACGCTTCTCACCGGCGCTGAGTGCTTGCCACTTCTTGAACAATGCGCTGACTGGGTCAACCTTGTTGGCAGTGGCTTTGGGAGTCTTAGGCTTGGGCGCATCAGCCTTGGGGTAGCACACTTCCAAAACCCGATTCATTGCTCGCTCAGCGTTAGTGTCACGCTTGACGAACGTCATGCCACGTTGTCCCATCTTGATGGGTTCGTTGTTGTGGTTCTTAGAAGCCCAGTCCATAGCGAAGGGCTTTGCCTCTGCACGAGATGCGATGCCCAACTCCATTAGCCTGACGGCAAAACTTGCGGACGACTTGTCCGCATCATTGAACACAGCGTACACAGCAGTACGATTGAATGACTTAGTCATAGATAACTCCCAAAAGAAAAACCTCGCAGACGGGCGAGGCAAACCGAATCGGCTAGGACGTTCCCAACCGATGCATCTAGTATACCACGAGGGGTTGCCAAATACCCTTGACATCGTATTCCCTGTGGGCTGAACCCCACCCTACCCCCACCAAGCCATATAGAGGGCGGCCATGGCGACAAGGCAGAGTTCTACTTCAGATACCACGCGATTCTCAAACACGAGAAAGCGCACATTGAACTGAGCCACGCCACTAACCCACGCCGACCACAGAGCGCAAGGTGGGCTGACTACCTAGGCGACAACGTGTTCACCATAGTGCGCGAGATGTGGGCGGGGCTACCCCCGATATTCAAGGAGAGCAAGATACCCTTGCTCATAACGTACCGCCCAGAGATGGGCATAACTCGCGGACAAACTGTCCGCATAACTGAAGGAGAAAGAAGATGAACTTAATTGAACAAGCAATCGAGAGTTACTGGGGTGAGCGTTGCCCAGACTACGAAGAGGGGTGCGTAGTGTGCGAAGCATGGCGTGACTACGACAACCTAGTGATGGACAACAAGATAGCCAATGAGATAGCGCAGAAAGCTTTCACAGATGTGCCGAAAGACACACAGTTTGTAGCGCCGATCTCGCTGACCAAGGTGCAAAAGCCAACGCTATCGGAGTGGATGGCGTGGCTTAAACAGGGAGATAAGTAATGCTAACTGGATGGGAAAAACTCGAACGTGTGGTGGTCTTACTAGCCATCATTGTTTTAATCCTTGACCTGTTCTATTGGAGAGGAGGGTAGTAGAAGGATCGGTCATCCTTACTTTGTGGAGAATTCTCCACACTTCGTTTATCAATTTAATTTTTTTGGAGATTTATCATGGAACAAACAGTTCAAACAGAGACAACAACTCAAGCCACTCAGCCAGTATCGATGCTGATGACCACGCTCATGGCGCTCGTTGAGAACTACATCAACGACATTGTGCAGAAGCAAGTCAACGAGATACTGCTCAACCACTCTACCCTGCGACTTATGGACAACGGCTTTGAGAACAAGATACGCGAGATAGCTGAAGAGGTTGCAAGTGAGGCAATCAGTACGCACAACGATGACGAGTATCACGTATCGGATGATGACATCCGCGACATCGCAAATACTGAGGTCAATGACTTCGACTTCGATGACAAGGTCAATGATGCGGTTACATCGGCAATAGATCAGCTTGACTTGACTGAGATGATTCGCACCGAGATCAAGGACAACATCACGTTCAGCGTGTCAGTAGACTAATGGAGGCAACATGGACACAACTACGCAATACTTGCGTTCCAACAACTCTCTAATTACGCGAAGCAAAAGGTAATAGCAGAGTACGGGCAACCGCCCGATGATTGGTACGAAGAGATCTACGCACGAGCTAAAGAGGATGCCCCCGCAAGGGGGTTTTTAATCAACGAGATTCAGTTCAATGGCTTCTCATCGCAAGGTGATGGCGCATCATGGACTGGGTATGTTGATCTCGCTGACTTCATTGAGTACCACAACGACCCAGACGCGAAAGACTTTGCACAGTACGTTGTACTGAGAGAGTTAATCAAAGATGGGTGGTGCGAAGAGAAGGTCAACGTCAACAGGCATGCGTTCTACTACAGCCACAGCGGGACTATGGTTACCGAGGGCTTAGACGATCGCATCGACTACGCAGATGACGACTCAGTAATGGACAGAGGTATCTTGGAGGGCGCTAATGTGAAAGAGTTAGCCAACTCTATTGACACCGATCATCTGTTCAATGACCTCGATGGGTGGGTGCTGAGCAGAGCGCGAGCTTATGCCGATGACATATACAAACAACTAAAAGAAGAGTACGAAGCTTACACAAGCGAAGAGTACTTCATAGACCTGTGCGACATCAATGGATGGCGCTTCGATAACAACGGCACACTAATAGAGGGAGATCATCATGGGGTATAGATCAGACGTAGCGTATGTCATCAAGTTCAATGACATAGAGACACGCGACAACTTCGTAACGCTTATGCTTGCGAAGAACGATGCGCAACTAACGCAGGCAATCAAAGAGTGTGAGTATGGGTACACGGACGACCCGATCATTACCTTTGAGCAACAAAGCGTTAAGTGGTACGACTCGTTCGCAGATGTGCAAGCGCATCAACAACTGATGCAGGATGCAGTAGAAATTTATAAACACAAGGGAGGGAGGTTTAGATTTATCAGCGTTGGTGAGGATGGCACAGAAGCTTTCGACGAGAACGATGACGACGGAGATCTGTGGGAGTACATCACCACAACACACGCAGTTAACACAATGTTTCCAACAATCCCCACAGGGGAATCAACATCAACTTTAGATCAGGAGTAATTATCATGGCATACGTATGTAAAAACTATGACGAGGCATTGGGTACATTTGCAATGCGAGGTGCAGTACGCAGTAGTAAGTGGCAACCCAACGAGCGACCACTTGACCCCAAGCCACGCGCAGAACACCGACTCATCGAGGGCAGTAACGAGTATGGCAAGTACTTCGACGTCAAGCTGTATCAGACTGTGATGGCGCGGTTCTACGAGCCCAAGGTAGTGGATGGCAAGCGTGTTGAGCGTAGGCTATACATGGGTCATTCATCACAGACAAGTCAGCAGTTCATGCGTCACACACTACGCGTTGACCTTGGGGTGAACGTCGACTGGAGTGACCACATAACACACGCAGATGAGCTAACCATCATGCCCATCTACACCAAGGCGTTTATGGTTGATGGCGACAGAGATACGCCGTTCAGCTTGGACGCTGTATTTGTCGATGGCGTGCTAGACCCTGCGCAGTCTGAGCATACCAAGCACTATCGCCTTGTCGCAGACAAAGATGTGCGTTCATTCAAGCAACGTGTTGCCGCACACTTCGAGCCATACATCATGCTTGCACAGATGCGTATGCCAGAGTTCAGGGCATCATGCACGATTGATTACAAGTTGGGTCGTGCGTTCGGTGGTGAGGGGTACAACCGCGAGTACTACATGGCGATACAAGAGCTGTGGAATGACCCCGAGCCACGGCAACAGGACATTGATACGTTCTTTGAGATGTGCCAGAGTGCGTACAACATCATCGCATCCAAGCGTGGTGCTGACCAAGAGGACTTCACCATGAGTGGCAGTTGGTACTCCCGCAACCAGACTGCAAACACAGTCGATGACTTGAAGAAGCCCATCGAGATGGTCGAGTTCAGGCGTGCCATCCTTGACAGGATACACAAATACGTTGGTAGCAACTCACTTAAGAAACCAGAGGAGGTGAAACAATTCCCTAAAAATTCTGAATACCCACGTACTAATATACAAACTTAACACCCTCAGGGTTTCCGATAGGTTGTCAAGTCTTTGACAACCTATGCTATAATTTCTTTAAACAAAACAGGAGAAGCACTATGAGCTATGAGAAGATGACTCTCAATCAGAGAGTCCAAGCCGCAAACATTGACTGTATGCGTCACCCTAAGTTCGCCTTGCTGTCGGGCGTCATCATGCTAGGTAAGAGCGAGGTATCAACCAAGATACCTACTGCCGCTACCAATGGGCGTGATAAGAAGTATGGCGCTGACTTCATTGCACCACTAAACCGCAAGCAGATGCGCTACCTTGTACTGCACGAGAACTTTCACGTTGCACTCAAGCATTGCATCTTGTTCAAAGAGTACACACGCAAGATGCCTAAGCTTACCAACATAGCGCATGACTACGTGGTCAACGCATTGATCGAGGAACTTGACCCCGACTTCAAGTTTGTCGAGCGTCCTACTGAGTCGTTGTGCATTGATCGCAAGTACTTCGGTTGGTCATTCCCTCAGGTACTCAACGACTTACTCAAGCAGGGCAAGAAAGAACCCTAGAAGGGCGAGGGCAACGGCGATGGTGGTGGCGACTTCGATGAGCCCCTCGATGCACACGAGGATGGTGAGTTTGACAAGACCCAGTCGAGCAAGAGAAGCTAGGCAAGCAGATCGACGATGCCAATCGTCAAGGCGAGATACTTGCACGTAAGCTTGCGGGTAAAGAGGGTGGTGGTCGTGACATCTTGGGTACTGCCAAAGAACGCACGACTGACTGGAAGCAAGCATTGCAGGAATGGATTAGTTCTATCTCTGCGGGCGATGACAACTCACGCTTCTGTCCTCCCAACAAACGCTTGCTTGCATCGGGCTTCGTTATGCCATCGCACTTCACAGAGTCAGTTGGTGAGTTGATACTTGCTGTCGACACATCGGGCTCTATGTATCCTTACTATCGTCTGCTGTTCGGTGAGATCGCTCGCATCTGCAACATCACCAAGCCTGCGGGTGTGCGTGTGTTGTGGTGGGACACTAGCGTATGCGGTGACCAAGCATTCAAGCCTGCTGACTACGAACAGATCGCTTCGCTCATGAACCCCAAGGGCGGTGGCGGTACTACTCCTGATGTTGTTGTCGACTACATCAAGGAACACAAGATCGACGCTCGGGCAATCGTCTGGTTAACAGATGGTTACCTTGGTTGCGATACCCCGAATACCCCAATGCCATCTCTGTGGGGTGTGGTAGAGAACGAGTCATTCGTTCCTACTCATGGCAAAGTCTTGCACATTTCTGTTTAACTTAAGCTTTGGAGATCTTTATCATGAATAACTTTTTATCTGCATCACAAGTTGTTTCCCTCATTGCCGCTGTCGGTGACAAGCGCACAGTAATTGTGGAGGGCGAGAACGGCATCGGCAAGACCGCCCTGTTCCATGCGCTACGCAAGCTACCCAAGTTTGCTGACCACATCGCTGTGCAACCTATTGACTGCACTCAGTTGTCTGACGGCTCTGTGTGGATGCCTGACCTCGATCGTGAGAATGGCGTGTCTCGTGAGTTACCCAACGAGCGCTTCGGTGTTAGTGCTTTCAATCAACTCGGTGTCAACAACTCCAAGCCTATCCTCGTAGGTCTTGACGAGATCGCCAAGGCACCGCAGTTCATCAAGAATGTATTGGCTCCAATCATCTATGAGCGCAGGGTCGGTAACTTGAGCATGCCTGAGGGTAGCGTTGTTGTGTGCTTTACCAATCTGTCCATCGAGGGTCTTGGTGATTCCATTCAAGCTCACCTACGCAATCGTCTGGTGTTCGTCAAGATGCGTAAGCCTAGCTGTGACGAGTGGGTCAAGTGGGCTACTGACAACGGCATCAACCCAATGGTGATCGCTTTCGTCAACAACGAGCCACGCGTTATGCAATCGTTCCTTGACTACGAGAAGGGCGGTATGTTCGAGGGCAAGGACTTGTCCAAAGACAACGGCTTCATCTTCAACCCCAAGTCTATGCAACTTGCATACGCTACACCTCGCTCGTTGGTTGCCGCTAGTGACATCCTCGATGCGGGTCTTGGTGTTCTCGATGACGAAACACTTGAGGCGGCTCTCAAGGGTACTGTCGGTGCTACTACGGCAGAGGCATTGGCATCGTTCATTCGCTTCGGTCGTGAGATCTGCGAGTACTCTCGCGTTATCAAATCACCTGACACAGCACCGCTGTCCGACAACCCTACGGCGCAGTTGATTCAGGTATTCCAGTTCGTTACTCGCGTAGCGGACAGGACAGAGGCAGAAGCCATCGTCAAGTACGTGTGGCGTATGCGTGCAGAGATGCAGTCGATCTTCTGCAACACAGTAGCAACAAGTCAGCGTGTGGCTTTGTTCGCTACGATCAATGAGTTCGGTCGCATGTTAGCCGAGCACAAAATCTTTTTCTCAACCAAGTAATCACAAGGAGTTAATATCATGACAACTAATACACCTCGCCTCAACATCGACACATGCGCAATGCTTGTGGAGTTCAACGCTTCTGTGTGGACAGCACGTAAGCTAGACAAGACTACCACCAACGAAGTGGTAGCAAGCAAGAACGCGGGGGCTAAAGATGCCGCCCGTGTCAACAAGCACCTGCTTGCAGGTCGCACCGAGTTGGACATCATCCAACAAGCGGTCGGTCGCGCACGTCAATTCGTGTACGACAACACAGCACCTTGGTCTGACTCAGGTCTGCGTCTCTTACCTACTGTCAACTTCATGAAGTTCACCGAGCGCATGAATGACTTCGAGGAAGAGATGGAAGCATTGGTCAAAGCCTTTGTGGTTATCTACCCTACGCTTATTACAGCGCAGGCATTGGCTCTCGGTGATATGTTCAAGAGAGATGACTACCCTACCGCTAATGAGATGATGACTAAGTTCTCATTCCGCGTTAACTACATGCCAGTCCCATCATCGGGTGACTTCCGCGTAGATGTGGGCAACCAAGCACAGGCAGAACTCAAGGCTCGCCTTGAATCTCTGACACAGGAACGCATCGACTCTGCTATGGCAGATGTGCGTGAGAGACTTAGCACCCACCTCAAACGTATGTCAGACAGATTGACTACTGACTATGTAGGCGGTGAGGCTAAGCAAAGGCGCTTCCACGACACGCTTGTCGATGGTGCGCTAGAGTTGTGTGATCTCACCAAGGCATTGAACGTAACCAATGACTTGGCTCTTGAGACTGCACGTAGTCAGTTGGAACAGCTACTCGTGGGAGTTACACCAACAGACTTGCGCAAGAACGAGGCTATCCGTCAAGACGTCAAGAGAAACGTAGACGCCATCCTCGACAAGTTCAACTTCTGAAAGGTAATCATGAACATTAAATACTTAACACACGTTCGTCGCATCTTTGCTACATACGATGCGCCCCCCGAAACCATCCGCAGTTACCAACGCCAATGGGTACGCTCTATCCGCAGGCTTGGCAACAAGTGGTTGGTTGCACGTCAGGTTCCACGCTTGGAAGTGTGATGCGATTTCGCAGATCCGCTACACCCAAGAAGTATCTGTCTCAGGCAGAGGTAGAGAGGCGTCTTTATGGCGCACCTCTGCCCGACCTGCATAAGAACACACGCCCCCTTAGTGGGGGTGCGTTGGAAGCAAAAGAAATTCTTAACAAACTACAAGGAACAAACAGAAAGGAAACGGTCATGCCTGATCTTCAGTCAGCACTCAAAAACGCAATCGAAACGTGGGAGCCCACCCCCACAGGACAACAACTCAAGGAGAAACTTATGACAAAAACCCCATTCGCAATTCAAAACAACGTAACTCGTGTGACCTTTGACTATATAAAGTTACACCCGGGCACTACAGCCGCCGCCGCGAGTCGTGATCTCACCAAGCACGGCTTCAAAGAGTCATCAGTCACAGCGCTCATGGCTCAATTTGTCCGCGCTGGTTTGGCTACTCGTGATAACAACCATGGCTATCGTGTTACTGTGGACGAGTATGTACCTATGAAGGCAAGCGTTAAGTACACAAAGAAAGCTGTGGTCAAGGCGAAGCCTGCGCCCAAAGCCCGTGAGCCACAGAACGATGGCATTGCCGCCCTGCAACCCGAAGCTACGAGCAAGCGAGTGGTGAATACTATTGTGTTTGGTAAGCCTCCAGAAGAAGTTGTTAAACACATGAACGTGATACAAGCACGCGAGTTATACGACTACCTCAAGAAAGTGTTTGGTGGTTAAGATGGACTCAATACAATTACAAAATGAACTGGTTGACGGCTTAACCCAAGAACTGTGTAAAGTTATTGAGAGTTACGAAGGCACGATACGCGCCACAACTGTGCTAGGCGTGTTGGACATAATCAAGCACAGCATACTTATGGAAATCATGGAGGAAAGTAATGAGTGACGCACTTTTTAACAAAGAAGATTTTGACAACATCTTTGGCACGCCCAAAGTGCGTATAAAGCCAGACCCTCTGGTGCGCAACGCTGTGCTTGAAGAAGTGGCGCTAGAGTTCGAGGCTATGCGCATCGCCTTTGGTGATACAGCCCACAGTTTTGCGCAGTACGTTAGAGAAATGAAGAGTGAAGAGTAATCACAATATCATTCGAGATACACTCAAACAACACCCCGATGGTTTGAAGTCAAGCGATATATCTAGGCTCACGGGCATAGACAAACGTGTTGTCAACAAAGCATTGGAGAGTGTGTTTGGGGTGTACGTCGATCGGTGGGAGAAGTCAACTCACCGCAATACACTAGCCGCAATATGGGTCGTCGTTGACGTGCCTGAGAACTGCCCAAAACCTGAGAATACGGGCAGGAGAACCAAACTAAATTCAAGGGACTGACGTGTTCACGATAAGATGATTTGTGCAAGCCTAGTAGATGCGACCACACTTTGTCGGCAACAAGGGGCGTCCAGTCCTTTGAGTAATGACCTCTTGTTGCCATTCCACAACGCGATACGAGGGGGCGCGTAATCTACTTTACCCCCTCACCTAATTTATAGGAGGTTGACATGTCAACACCAGAGGTCAAAGTCAAGAAACAAATACGTAAGATACTAGATGAGTTGGGCGTGTACTACGCCATGCCCATCGGGACAGGATACGGGAACTCAGGGGTGCCTGACTTTCTCGTGTGTGCTGGCGGCAAGTTCGTTGGCATTGAAGCGAAAGCGGGTAAGGGTAAAACCACCGCTCTACAAGAAGCCCATCTAAGCCGCATACGTGGCGCAGGGGGGATAGCCGTTGTCATCAATGAGGACAACATACATACTTTAAAGGAGGTCTTATCATGAGCGAAGCAATGACTCAAGAAGAATTAGAGCAACGAATTAACAAGATGTCAGACGAAGAGCAGGCGCACTTCAAGCTGTTGATATACAAGTTGGTGATGTGTTATGGAGAAGGCAATGCGCAAGGCGTTGTCATCATTGGTCGCGCAGAAGATGCGTTTGCAGGAGTCGTTACCCTAAACTGTAACGAGATGGAGGCGTCGCAACTCATGTTGGCGGCAAACGATTTTTTCGGCTTTCTAAACGTCCTCGACGCACCACCCAAGGAGAACTTTAATTGAAGGAGAAGAACACATGAAATACTCACAATCCAAACCGCTTGTCGAGGAGTTGATGCACGTTGCTGTGCTGTTCCATGCCAGTGCCCTGTTGCGTACTAAGATAGCTGACGTAATTGATAAGCATATCCCCGACCTTGACCCCGCTTGTATGGAGCGTGGTTGCACTGCAGTTGATGACTACAAGGAGAAAGATGTCAGCCCCCTATAAACAGATCATCACGATCGACTTCGAAACCTACTGGGATACCAAGGAAGGTTACACGCTCACCAAGATGACAACCGAGGAGTACATACGCCATGATAAATTCAGAGCGTTCGGAGCTTGCGTCCATGTATACGGAAGCGATGAACCAATTAGATGGTTTGGAGATGCAGAGCTACGTGAGTACCTTGATGGGGTCGACTGGGGACGAACCGCAGTGCTTGCCCATAACGCACAGTTCGATGTATCAATTATGGAGTGGAGATACAACGCCCATCCATGTTTCATCTTCGACACGTTATCGATGGCGCGAGCTTTACGTGGCGTGGAAGTTGGTAACAGTCTTGCCAAGCTTGCCAACGATTTTGGACTTGCCCCAAAAGGTAACGCTGTTCACTCGACAAACGGATTGTCCGAACTTACCCCCGTTGTTGAAGAAGAACTTGCGAGCTACTGCCAACATGATGTGTATCTGTGCGAGGAAATATTCAAGAGACTTGTTGTTGCTTACCCATCCAAGGAGTTAAGGCTCATTGACATGACGCTCAAGATGTATACGCGTCCGCTGTTGCAGTTAGATCAACCAATGTTAATCAAGGCACTAGCCGAGGAAGGAAACGCTCGTGAACAACTATTACAGAGGCTCGGCGTGGAAGATGCTGAGTTGGCATCGAACCCAAAGTTTGCTGAACTACTTACAAAACTCGGTGTGGTTCCGCCAACCAAGACAAGTAAGACGACAGGCAAGACAACACTTGCCCTCGCTAAAAATGATGCCCTATTTCAGACGTTGCTTAACAGTGAACGTGAAGACATTGCCTTACTTTGTCAAGCGCGTCTTAAAGTTAAATCAACCACTGAGCGAACGCGTGCCCAAAGATTCCTTGACATCGGCAAACGCGGCACGTTACCAGTTCCGCTCTCGTACTACGGGGCGCAGACGGGTAGGTGGACAGCGGCTAAAGGCTCGGCAATCAACATGCAAAACCTCAAGCGAGGTTCATTCCTACGCAAAGCAATTATGGCTCCCGAAGGCTACCAACTGGTCGTTGGGGACTTATCTCAGATTGAGCCGCGAGTTCTCGCGTGGCTTTCGGATTACCAAGATATGCTCGACATCTTCAAGGGAGGTGGTGACCCTTACGCGGCTTTCGGGGCTCAGATGTTTAACATCCCGAACCTCACCAAAGACACTCACCCAGACCTACGCCAATCTGCAAAGTCTGCGCTACTTGGGTGCGGTTACGGCCTCGGTTGGGCGTCGTTTGCCTCTCAACTACTCGTCGGTTTCCTCGGTGCACCACCGGTCAGGTACTCGCGAGACTTTGCAAAGCAGTTAGGCGTTGACTCTGAGTATGCGCAAGCGTTCGTGAAGCTCAATGATATTGATGACAAGCTGTTTGACATACCGCACACCTGCTCAACTGAAGATCTTCTGAACCATGTGATTGCATCCAAAGCTATCATAGATACGTATAGGAGTACTGCGTACCCTGTTGTAGCGTTCTGGAGTCTCTGTGAAACAGCTTTACACAGGGCGCTTGTCAAGGGTGAGGAACTGGTGTATAAATGTATTACGTTCCGCAAAGGTGAGATAGAATTACCAAACGGGATGAAGTTGTTGTACCCTGATCTTCGCTATGTGAAGGACGACAAAGGTAGGAGCCAAGCAGTCTACGGGCCACACGCTACCAAGTTGTATGCAGGGAAGATAACGAACAACATTACGCAGGCATTGGCGCGTATTGTTATGACGGATGGTATGTTGAGGGTAGCAAAGAAATACCCGATCGCAGGCACAGTGCATGACGAACTGATTGCTGTTGTACCTGACGATGAAGTGGCTGACGCTAAGACTTGGGTCTTGGCGCAAATGACTATGGAGCCAAGCTATATGCAAGGCATACCATTGTCCGCTGACGGTGGCGCTCACCGGAGATATGGGTTAGCAAAAAACTAGGAGAAGCAATGCAGATACCAAAACGCATACAAGTTGGCAACACTGAGTACGCCACAATCATGGTCAATAAAGCCAAGCGACAAGATACGTTGGGCACAATCGACTACACACACGGCATCATCTGGCTTGCCAAGAGAGATGCTTACGGCAACAAGTTAGACAAAGCAGAACTGGCCGACTCGTTCTGGCATGAGATGACTCACGCTGTATTACACGACATGAAGCACGAGCTATGTAGTGACGAGAAGTTTGTCAATGCGTTTGCCAAGCGCCTCTCTTCTGCAATCAACTCAGCACAACTATGAAACAACCCGCATGGTCACACTCAGCCCTCAAAGATTTTGAGGGATGCCAACGCCGATACCAAGAGGTCAAGGTCTTGAAGAACTACCCGTTCACCGAGACTGAGGCAACGCGTTACGGCAATCAGGTACACAAGGCTATTGAGGACTACATTGGAGAGGGCAAACCAATCCCCGCTGAGTACGCACAGTTTCAACCTGTGGTGGACGCCATGCTGAAAAAGAATGGGCGCAAGCTAGCCGAGTATGAGATGGCGCTGACTGTCGACCTCAAGCCAACAGGTTGGAAAGACAAAGACGTGTGGGTGCGCGGCATTGCTGACATCCTGATCGTTGATGACGACAACCTTACGGCGTGGGTTGGTGACTGGAAGACAGGCAACAACAAGTACCCCGATAGAGATCAGTTAGTTCTCATGTCGCTCATGGTGTTTGCCCATTTCCCACACATCCGCAAGGTCAACTCAGCGTTGCTGTTCATTGTGAAAAATGATATGGTCAAGATGTCGATGGCACGAGATGAGGCCGACAAACACTGGTGGGACTATCGTGAGCGTACAGCGCGGCTTGAAGCTAGCTTTGCCAACGATGTGTGGAACCCAAACCAAACACCGCTATGCGGTTGGTGCCCAGTAAAGACTTGCGAGTTCAACAAGAAACATTGAAAGGAAACCTATGCCTTACGTAAACAAACCCCGCCCGTACGCAAAAGAGTACGAACAGTATGACGGCACACCAATGGTCAAGAAGAAACGTGCCGCACGAAACAAAGCCCGAGCAATTATGGAGAAGGAAGGACTAGTACACAAAGGAGATGGAAAAGATGTCGACCACAAAAGAGCGCTATCAAAAGGGGGAAAGACAGTACGCTCGAATCTCCGAGTCAAAGACGCGAGCGCAAACCGTTCGTATGCGCGAAAGTCAGACCACTCTATTAAGTGACATACCTACTGCAAGACTTATCGATCTCTGGGTAGCGCGTTGGGGGCATGACTGGGTAGATCTGGTGGAAGTAACAGAAGACCCATTCTACAAAGACGCGTACAACAGAATGAGAAGAGAGGGCGAGCTAGAGGTTCACTTCCTAACAGATCGCTCTAAGTACGTGTGCCGTAATCCAAAATAAATCAAGGAGAAGCAAATGGGAAAAGTAAAAGGAACCGTGACGCTAACCGCAACGGAAGTTGCAATGGCTAAAAAATTAGGAATAAGCGCTCAAGTGTACGCACAGGCTATGGGGCAAGCACAGGCTATGGGGCAACAACACGTCACTATGACTATGTTCAATCCTAACAACGACCCTGTGTATTCCATACCGCTGTCTGAGCTAGTCAACTTGTGGCGTGCACGTTATGGTGATACGTGGGTAGACGTGTCGGATATAGATGAGGAATTCTGGTCTGACGCATCGGCGCGTTTACACAGCAACAAAATGATGGAAGAGATCAATCATCACACAGACACAACGCCATGGTCTAGGCTGAAGGAAGATGCATGAGCACGTCGAAATACACGCAACCATCGCTCGGACGAATTAAAGTGAATCAGAAACATCAGACAGGTCTTGAAGATATTTCCACAGAAGTTTTGTGCAACTTATGGTTGGCGCGGTTTGGTGAAAAGATAGTGACCGCTAGTCTTATGTACGACATACGCGCTGAAGACATTGCAGATGTTGTGCAGGAGCTAGGTGATAGAGGGAGGGTTACGCAAGAAGTAGCAAACAGCTTTACCACCGGCGAACGTACACACTACTACAGACTATGGGATAAAGTAAATGCAAATAGTTGACGACAAAGCGCTCGTACTGCGCACACGCAACCCAAACAAGTACGCGATCATTCCAAAGCATAAGGTGCTGTCCGAAACGAATGGCATCTTTGAAGTCGCTGTGTACTGGGGCCTTGATGAAGCACGGGTGCTACGCAACCTCGGTGTGAAGGATGTGCCATCGCCTATCACTAGGCGCTACGACTGGCCGGGAAAGTTTATACCAATGGCTCACCAAATAGAGACAGCGGCTTTCCTCACAATGAACCGCAGAGCGTTCTGTTTTAACGACCCCGGAACTGGCAAGACTTTGTCTGCATTATGGGCGGCTGACTTCTTGATGAAGCGTGGTGAGGTTAGACGCATACTTATTCTCTGCCCCTTGTCCATCATGCACAGTGCGTGGATGGGTGATATCAACCGAAGTGTTATACATAGAAGTGCCATCGTCGCGCACCATGCTCAAGCTAGTCGGCGTATTGAAATGATTCAGCAAGACTACGAGATTGTGATTGCCAACTACGATGGCCTCAACTTGATCGCATCTGAGATCAACGCTGATGGTAGGTTTGACTTGGTGATTGTGGATGAAGCCAACGCATACAAGAACCCGTCTACTCGTAGATGGAAGACACTTGCATCAATCATCAAGCCTGAGACATACCTGTGGATGATGACAGGCACGCCTGCATCGCAGTCGCCAGTAGATGCGTACGGCTTGGCTCGCTTTGTTAACCCAAGCGGTGTGCCTAAGTTCCAGACATCGTGGCGCGACAAGGTCATGAACAAGATCAGCATGTTCAAGTGGGCTCCAAAGGCTAACGCCAAAGAGCTTGTGTACGAAGCGCTTCAACCTGCAATACGTTTTACCAAAGACCAGTGCCTTGACTTGCCGCCCGTCATCACAGTCACACGCGAAGTACCGATGACACCACAGCAGGCTAAGTACTACAAGCTACTCAAAGAGCAGATGCTTTTCCAAGCTGCCGGAGAAACAATCAGTGCGGTCAATGCAGGCGTTGCCGTAAACAAGTTGTTACAAATCAGTTGTGGTGCCGCCTACACAGACGAGAAAGAAGTTGTTGAGTTCGACTCAGCGCCTCGCCTTGGGGTACTGGAGGAGGTATTAGAAGAGACAAGCCGCAAGGTAATCATCTTCGCCCTGTTCCGCTCTAGCATTGACACCATCGTTACGTATCTAACCAAGCACGGCTATGCCGTTGACCAGATTCATGGCGACGTGTCAGCAACAAAGCGTGGTCAGATCATCAACGACTTTCAGACTACCGACAACATCCGCGTACTGGTGTTGCAACCCCAAGCGACAGCCCACGGGATTACCCTGACTGCCGCTGACACAGTTGTCTTCTATGGCCCACTAATGTCTGTTGAGATGTATACGCAGTGCATAGCACGAGCCGACCGCAAAGGTCAAGACTCAGACAAGGTCACTGTGGTGCACATTGAATCAAGCCCCATCGAGAAGAAGCTTTTCAAGGCAATGAATACAAAAGTTTCCGATCACGCCCTGCTCGTCGGCATGTTCGACAGCGAAGTAAAAAATATTTAAGAAAGGAGTTGCAAATCAATTTAGTCGTGCTATGCTGTCAAACCATTGACAATAAAATAATTCAAGGAGAAGTAAATGTTAAACATAGATGATGAGGAACCTGCTCCTCAGGAAGCACCGACAGACGTCACTGTCCCTATGGACAAGTTGGCGAAGGTGTACCGCAGGATGCAGTCGCGCGTACAAGAGTTAACCGCTCAGTACGAGTCTGAGATCGAGGACATCAAGCGTCAACAAGACGTTGTGAAGATCGCGCTCAAAGACCAGATGCTCAAGCTTGGCGTATCAAGTGTACGCACAGACCAAGGCACCGTAGTGCTGTCTACCAAGACACGCTACAACACACAAGACTGGGACTCTTTCAAAGAGTTCATCAAGGAACACGATGCGTTGGACTTGTTGGAGAAGCGTATTGCGCAGACCAACATGGCTACGTTCTTGTCTGAGAATCCCAGTCTAGTTCCCGCAGGGCTTAACTCTA